ACTTTACCCTTATATGACGGCAGTATTCTCCTACAAGGCTGATTAATATCTCCATCGCTTCTCAAAACATTTAAGACTTTTCCAGTATTGAGCGTGTTAGGGGTGCCAGATGTAAAAGTTTGAGATGCCGCACATAACGGGGTTAGGGTTGGTGGAAGATTATTGATTACTTCCTTTGCACCATCCGTAAGAAACTGAGTCAATTCGGTTTGAGTTGGAGCACTGCTACCATCTATTGCTAAACTTGTTAACCCTTCTACTTGTGCTTCAAAAGTTGCCATTATGCACTCGCTACATATACCTCAACACTACAAGCATCAGTATCGGCCTGAGCTGTAATATCAACTAAATCTTCAAAAGAAACAGTTAAAGCAGAAGAACTAATATCCATCATATTAGCTAATCCAGCACCAGAAGGAATAATGAAGGAATGACCGGCATTGACCTTTATAGCAAATTCTCCATTATCTTCATCTCTTAAAATTAAAGTTATATAATTAGAAGAATCTAAATTTGTAATTCTAATATATCTAGTTCCCGCTTCAGCAACTTGGCCAGCTAAATAACTTTTACCTAAATCTGTTTGCAGTGTTACAGCTACACCCAACAAACCGGATTCTGTAGTCGGAACACTAACGGTTCTTTTGATTACTTGAGTGATACTACCAATTTCTAAGGTTCTTTTAGAACCATAATCTTGATTATCAAGTATAATATCTTCTTGTATCTTAACTTTTAATGTAGCCATTGCTTACTTCTTTATTTTTTTAATTTTACCATTATGGGTTCTAGCAAATTTATGTGTTTTAGTCTCACGAATTAAAGTGCCACTATACCTTTTATTACCCCATTTCCAAGTTACTTTTTTCGCCATCACTTACCCCAGCTTTTTCTTGCGGTGCCTTGAGCCTTTTTACTCAACTCACCGAAATGGTATAGTTTCTGAGATGATTTTGAATGGGTCTTTCCGCTATGCAACTGCCCGTTAGGCATTTTATGCGTACCACCCTTCCAAACCTTACCTGCCCTTGTATAATGCTTTACACCTTTCATAATATCCTACCATTTTACTTTGTTTGCCCAGTAAGCTGCAGACATTTTGCCCTTGGCAATATTCTTAGCATGACGGGCTTTAAATGATTTGCGTCTCGCTTTTTGCTTTGCAGATTCACCAGCTTTGGGTTTACCAGCAGTCTTGACACCCTGTTGCCCAAAACGTATTGTTTTAATCTTATTACCTTCCTTAGCCACTACAATGTGAGACTTTTTAGGATGACTAGGAGTTCTTTTTGGCTTATTAAACCCAGAAACACCCGCACGAGCCAACCTTGAGTCTTTTTTCTTAGCCAATATTCATTCTCCTGTTCATACTTGCAATATTGTCATCCATACTTTGAACCGAAAGCTCTACATCCGTTCTCTTACCCATCTCAGATGTCATCCATAAGTTAGTAGTAAACTTACTTTGAGATGCACGTTTTCCACAACTCTTACAGTAGAACCAGTTCTGTTTATTTTCTTTATTGCAATGTATACATTTTTTCATTTTGAATCCTTTCAGGTT